GTACGTGTATTTTTTCTATATATTGACACCTGTCATATGTTATATTTTTATATTGCCAATTAGAACAACTACAAAATAACATTAAACTAAATATATAAAGGATATTTTTCATAATCAATTTTCTCTTGATGTTAATTCCACAATTGCTTGGTCAACAATTTTTAAGTGTTTATCCCCTTTATGTTTATGATAAAGGTATAAAGAAAAAGATGGGATATACACCAATAAAAAACCTACAATATGAACGACACTAAAAATAAGTAAAAGTGATTGTATTAATGACACTGATACTAAGACAATTGATGAGTACATATGTCTATCTGCTTTATCGAGATTACCCCATGCCAATTCTAAAAGTTCCTCGTTAGTTAAATCTTTCATACTAATTATTTGAATAAAAATCAGAGCCTGAACCTTTAACATATTGTACCGAGGTCCCAAATGGGGTATGTAATTCAACAAACATTGGTCTACCAGTATATAAACAAACTTCAATCTCATGTGAAGTAGGTTTCATCGAAACCATCAATGTTCTTTCAGGTCCCAAAATTTTAATATTTGATTCAACTAAAGATAAGTCTTCATCAATATTAATTTTGATACAATTTTCACAAGTGGCCTCAGCCCTCAAGTCTTTTAAGATAGGTTTAGTGTGCATATTATTGTTCCATTGTTGGTTTTAACCACATTAATTTATTTTCAAATATATATCTTTTAAGTGTTGGGTAGTCATTTAAAGTATCCAAAGTATCCATAGTATCATGTTTAAAACACTTTAATAATTCTTCTCGGATTCTTTCAGATGAAACTACCTTCATCTTGTTTTCATAATCATAATTATTAATGTAGTAATCCAAATGTTTCAAACTAAAACCTTTAGTGATTGCAAAACGGATTGCTCTCAAAATACGAAGTGGGTCGTCATTGAAAGTTACTTCGGTTTCTAATGGTGTTTTCAATTTCCCTGAAATTAAATCTTCCATTCCTCCAAAATAATCGATGATGCTGCCATCTTCATCCTTTGCCATAGCATTTAAAGTGAAATCTCTTCTTTCCAAATCATCGTATAATGTACCAGGTTTAACGATTGGTGTTCTTGTATTAGGAACATACCCAATCTCTTTACGAGCCATTACAAAGTCGGCAACTCCTTGATACTTATGACCTTTAGGGAATTTAGCTCTAATAGTAAAACAATCAGGAGTTGATAAGAAAATCTCAAATTTCTCGTTTTTTAAATAAGTTTCTAATACCACAAACATTTCATAAGCATCTTGATATTTTTCTAGTAAGTTGTCGTTAGGGACTGCAACATAATCCACGTCTTTAGACTGAAGACCTAAAATCTCATCCCTAACTTTTCCACCTACCTCATAAAATTTAAACAAGCTCATGACACAAATTTACTAATTTATTTTTAATTCTCATAATAAAACCTTCAGGTTTATGAATAATTATTGGGTCCCTATTATCACAAAATGCTCGACCACCACCTAAAGCCCTCATCATCTTTTCATCATACTCTTTTTTCTCACTTTCCATTTTACGTTTACCCCATTCAAAAATTTTTTTTCGTTTCTCATCACTGTAAAAAGGTGTGTTATAACCATGTGACATCAAACGTCTGTGATATCCCCACCAAGCTAAATCAAAATAAGTACATTTATGTATCCTACCTCCTTCATCAAATTTAACATCAAAATTTTGGACATCAGATAAATCATACCAATCCAAAACCTGTTCAATCAGTAAGTGTACATTTTCACATAAAATATCAGGATTGTTATATTGGTGTAATGTTTTTATAATGAAATAATATTCATGATTGGGTGCATAACATCTAAATTCACAATACACATCATGTCTTTGGTAGTCTTTAGCACCAACAATATTATTTAGAATTTTATTTAACATAATAGTTCTTTTATCCTGTGTATGAGGACAAAGTAATTCAACTCTTGATATTGTTTGTGTTATCATGGTATATATAATACTGTTGGGTTTTTCTTTTGGATGTCCACATCAGGAAACTTTTCACTAAAAGCTTTAACGTCAAATCTACCTGTTATCAAATGCCATCCATTCTTTGTCGGTATAACCGCTTCAATCTTTTTACCTTCGGGTCTAAGATAATTGATAAACTTTGAAAGTTCAGTAACGGCATGAAAATCAGTTACATCAATATCTACTATCCATCTCTTCTCTTGTGTTTTAATCTGACCAACAACTGAATCAAATAAACCTTTTTGATTGTGAACACCGTTTTTGATTCTTTCGGCAAGTGTTGCCAACATATCTAATGAAACATCATTATGGTTTTGTCTTTGGACGTGGATATAAGCACGAGCATTAAACATCTCGCATAATTTCTTAACCTCATCATATCTTTTTTCTAAGTATTCAATACTACTAACACAATAAGTTTTAATAGTTCTAACTGACTGATGATTGTCTCTTTCTCCTTCAGGTTGGTCTTTCTTGCGTTTAAATACGTAGAGCATATAGAAATCTCCTTCGTTTTCAAAGTTAAGAAGTGGTTTAATCAAATCTATATTGTCAATCATATTGCAAATATACTTAATTATTCCTATATAACAAAATGTTATTATATTTATTTGATATGAAATACCTAATAACGGAGTCAAAACTTAAAAATTTAATATTTGATTATTTAGATAATTCTAAATTATTTAAAGATGTTAACGAACATAGGTCTGGTTATCCTGCAGCGGTTAAAGAATTTTTCCAAACTGTCGAATGGGATGAAAATTATTCTGATTATGACCACGTATTTACATATTATAGAGATTCTGAAGCATATGAAGATATTGCGGGTATAGAATCACCTTATGGTGATGAGTATTATCCTTTAATAGAGTTAGACGCTATTTATGTATATGAACCATTAGAAAATTTATTCGGTGAGAATAATGTTAAGGTTTATGTTAAAGAATGGATTAACAATAAATTTAATTTAAACGCAGTTCATTTAGAACCAACTTAATATGGAAAAATCTAAATTAGAAAATATATCAAACGGTCAATTATTCTTTTTACTTAAATTTGTTATTAATGATTATGGTAGTTTAAAAGATATTTTGCAACCTAAAATTATGGAAGATTCAGAATTTCTTGAGTCATGTGATTCTGCGGGAAGAATGATGGGTTTTGAAATTGAGTTTCCTGAAGACCAAAATTATATTGCCGCTACAATTCAACTAAACCCTGATTATGATTTTTCAGGAAATAGACCTAATTCAGAAATTAAACGACCTATTGCTCAAGAATACTCTCTTGATGTTGACGAACATAGAACTGAATATGTTGTTAGGTCATACCAACACAGATTAACTTCATACTCTCAAAAACTTGTTGTATCTACTATTACCCAAATGTTAGATGATGGTTCTATAGATGTTTATGAAGGAGAGGAAGTTAATGTAGACTATTATGACGGTGAAACAAATGAAACTAAGATAGATAAAGATTCAATAAGAGTTATTAGATAACATTATATATATTCTCATACTCTAAATCAGGTAAAATCTCATCCATTATCATTTCGTAACACTTAGGTAAGTAAAAGTTTTTAAACCATTCTAATAAATCTTTAACAGTATTAAATTCGTCCCTTACTTCAATAGACCTAAAATAATCTGTATTATCGTCATAACCCATCTCATTACCATCTTTGTCATAAAAAGTAAATGACATTACATTAAATGGAATTACTTCTTGCCCATCCCAAAATGGTGTTGCATAAATTGAAATGTGTTCAGTTATTTTCTCACCCTTAATATTAACATCGAATTTTCCTGCCCAAACTAAAGTCCCGTCAAATTGGGAATATTCTAATTTAAATTCTTTATATGATGTTGGTAACTTGTCGTCGGTATAAAGTTCCATTATTATTCTATAAGCAATATCTGAATTTATTTTTATTCCGCTTTTAGATACTAATTCAATCATGTCTAATCCAGCAATAACTGAGGCTTCCCATAGCCCATTATCCTTTATTAATTTTATAAGAGTATTTTGTAATTTTTCAGACATATAAATAAATATCAATTAATTACTATTTAGGTGTTTGAAATCAAAATCATAGTCACAACAAACTTTACTGAATATAGTTTCAATATTTTCAATCAATTTTTCACCTAAAAATTCCCAAATATATTCGGGAACATCGTGTTGATAAAACCCTCCTTCAAATTCATCATTAAACCCTAAATATAGTTCTATTGGTTCGATATAAATTGTGCCTTCATATCCACATTCAGGGTCATCTACTTTCCAAATAGATATTTTTTTTATACGGTATTTAATTTTAACATCAGTTTGGTCATCTTCACTATATGGTACTGTGAAATAATCTCTATATTCTTGTACACCATTATAAAAATTCTGAATTAAATCTATAAGTCTTTTGGTACTGTTATCTGTTTCCATATTCATAAATATTTATTTTATATGAAATACATTCTTACAGAGTCAAAACTGAAAAAAGTCTTTTTTGATTACTTCAATTCTGAATACAAACCACATACTTTAAAAATGAATGAGGAAAGTATATTTGACTGGGGTGAGGGTGTTTCTGTTGACGCAATATCATTCGAATCTGAAGATGGTTTTAGTGTATTTGATTATTATCCCGAAGAGCAGTCTAATACCGAGGATTGGTCAGATATTGAACTTGAGTCTTTACCAACTTTAATCGTTTATTCTTCATCCAATATGCGAAAAGTATTTGGTGATGATTCATTATTTGAGGATTACATTAAAGAATGGTTTGAATTGACATTTGGTCAACCAGTTAAAACAGTATACGTACAATAAACAATTAATAATTAAAATTATGCAAGTATTAAAAAAAGGAAGTAAGGGTGAATCGGTTAAAACTCTTCAGGAGTTCCTTAAAATTACAGTTGATGGTGACTTTGGTCCTAAAACTGAAACCGCGGTTAAAAATTATCAAAAAAAGAATGGTCTTGTTGTTGATGGAGTTGTTGGTCCTAAGACTTGGGCTCATATGGGTATTTTGAATACTGACAATGCGGAAAACATCGAGGCATCAAAAGCATTAAGTATTAAGAAATACTATATGCCTGAAGGTACTTACTTCAAAGGTCCCGTTCCTAAACAATGGATTTTCTTACACCATACTGCAGGAGGTCCTAATCCTTATCAAGTGGCCGATATGTGGGCTAGAGATAGTAGAGGTAATGTAGGTACTGAGTATATTTTAGGTGGACAATCAGTCAATGGTTCTTCGAGTAAATTTGATGGTGAATTAGTTCAATGTTTTCCTGAAGGAGGTTATGGTTGGCATACAGGTACAGGTAATTCAGTAATGCACAGAAACTCTGTTGCAATTGAGGTGTGTTGTATGGGTCAAATTGTTAATGGTAAAACTTACGTTAACACTCCTGCGGATGAAAGTCAAATAATCAAGTTAGCGAAACCATTTAGAGGTTATCAATATTGGCACAATTACTCTGATTCACAGATAATAACTCTTAAGAATTGGATTCTATTCGTTGCTGAAAAATATTCTATTGACCCTAGAGTTGGTTTAGTTGAGTATGTTAAAGATAAAGGAGCTGATGGTTTTGATGTTTTAGATGTTTCAAGAGCTGAGAAGATTCCTGGATTATATACACATACAAATGTTATTAGAGGGAAAGTAGATATGTATCCACACCCTGATTTAATTGATATGTTATTAAGTTTATAATGACAATAGAAAGTGAGTTAATCGCCCTTAAAAAGATAATGAACTCGACATTGTCGGGTTCAGTATATCCTTCTCTTGACCATATTGATATTGATTTATCTTATGATGGTCGCGAGCCGTATATGGTTTATAAATTTTATATTAATGAACCTATAACCAAAGAAAATTTATATGATGAGGTAGATGTTTTTTGGGCGATTGACCACTATGTTAGAGATTATTTTACAAAACTGATACCATTTAATAAATTACCAATTAAAAGTAATGATTATCAAATTGAGGTCTACAACTCATATGGTATTAAGATATTTGATTGGATTGATGAGTTAGAGGTTATGCACGGTAAAAATCCTAATAGTACTGGTGGTAGTCAATGGGTTAGAATGGCTAATCGAAATAAGTAACCACATACTGTACCATCCAATCGGGGTCTACTAAAGCCTTTTCCTCATTTAAAATTGAATCTATACCTAAATAACTTTCATCGGTTTCATCATATCTATGTTGATGTTGATTATATTCATACATTTCAATCGCTTTCATTAATATAGTAGGTTTTTCACCCGTCCCATAATTAACTGTGGATTTTATCGGATTAACGTAGTTGGAAATTTTTACCTTATTATCATCCTGAAGAACAATATCAAAATCACTATGTTCAATATAAATTTTATTAATGGTGTCGTTATGTTTTAAAGTTAATACATTAACACTGTTTAAGTAATCCTCAATTTTATTTTTAAGGTCCCAATTAATATATAAAGTTTCGGCGTTTGATATTCTTGGAATCAACTTAAGTTTTGGGTCTCCTAATAATCTTTTAAATCCATCAATATTGTCCATTAAATACCCCTGTAAACAATCCTTAGTATAACTAATATCTTCAGGATTATCCATTTCAAAGGTTATTGAGGTATGGTCCATTGCAATTGGGGTTAATAATATACCGTGTATATTTAAACTCCCATTTATAAATTTGTTATATAATTCAAATAATTTTTTCATTTTTTAGACCTTGATAATCGTTCTACATAATTAAAGACAAAATCAATCCCAAATTTATTTTGGACATTATCTCTAAAATAATCATCTAAACATTCGGTGACTTCTTGTCTAATTTCAAACCCAATATCATTATCATCCATTGCATCTTTTATGGATAAAGTTCTACCATCACCAAAAATCAAACTAACCTCGCCATTAATATCATCAACAATTATACTAAGGTCTACTTGACGATTTTCCTTATCGATATGATACCCTACAATATTGAAATCGAAATTATAACTTCCGCAATCATTTATTGTGTGAGTTTTATTACCTGAAATAAAATTTTTAACTTCATTAAAAACTTTATCTTTCCCATGATATTCAAATAATAACTCCATAAGAGCTCTATACGTATGATGTGTTTTGGGTAACGCTAAAATTTTAAAAGTATCATTTATATCTGGAGTTGTTCTATCCCAAAACTTATATATTATTTTTTCAAAATTTGGTAAACCTCCAAAACTATTTAATACATGGTCATATTGTGATTCTGTTACGATAAACTTCATAACAATAAATACTATTATTTACGACTTTCTTTTTTTTCATTGTAATGTTCTTCACATAATGTTAAGTACCAACCTATATCATTTCTAAGTTTACCTTCATTACCGCACTTTTCACAAATATTATAACTATCTTTTTCAGCTTTAACAATTCTATCATGTATCTCATTGGAACCACTACCAATATAGAATCTAAGACCGCCAAATTTCTCTTTAACTTGACATAGATTTCCATCCCAACCTAATTTTAATAAATCCTCAATAAGTTCTTTAATTAATAGGAACCATCCATTATCACAGGCAAAAAACCCAGGACTTGTCATTGGTTTTCCGTCGTCTCGATAACAATTTTTTACACTACCAACTTCTTCTAAGAAGTTTTGCATTTCTTCGTCAGATAAATAATAATTTTTCATACTCAAATATAGGTAAATGTATTTTATTTAACAATATAAATTTTCTAATATAATTATAATATAATCAAAAACCCCTTCGAAAAGGGGTTTTTTTATATCTGTTCAAGTGAGTTTACAATGTTAGAGTTTCAAGAATGTTAAGATTTGATTGATAACTGTTGAACGCTTGAATCTTGACTAAAGGACCGTACTAAATCAATGTCATAACATCTGAGCCAATAATTTGTAGTGAAAAACATCTAACTCAACTATCCCAGATATTATATCTGTGTGAGAGCATTGTGAGTATCCAATTCTTCTTGGATTGACTCTATTTCGTCTTCCATAATTTTCACCATACTATCTCTTTCAATGATTGAGATTTCTGATGTCATTACAGGTTGGTTTTCACTACGTCTTGAGTAGTAGTCGGTTGAAGTACCTTCAGTACAGTTCAACGATTTGATTTTAGACACCAATGATTTCAATTCAGATAGTCTGAAAATCATATCGTACACAGGTGAATTTGCTTGGTGAATTTTTGTTTTCAATTCAACCAATTCTTTTGTGAGTTGTGAAACTCTTTGTAATGATTCTCTTGAAGAGTATGGTCTTGATGTACCTACCTCAACACTATTGTAAGAATGTGCTTTTTGGATTTCTTCGGTAATTTCCTTAACCAATTTGTTCTTCAACTTTAATGCTTGTTTTACAGTCATGTTTTGTTTTTTGATTTACTATTTAATGATAGGTATTAATTCTTCGAAGTCAAATTATTTTTCAATAAACATATTAGTGTTCGATACTGGAACTCTTAACACAGGAATCGAACTTTGCATATCTTCTGTTCTAAGCATCACCTCATAATAACCTTCCTGTATTTTAACTGTAGGTACATTTATAAATTGGGCCAATACTTGACTTTCTTCTTTCGCGTCTTTATAAAATTTAACCGTTTTTTCGGTTGTATTAAATACTAATGTTTGCATGTTATTTTAATTTTCTGTTTTATTTTCAGTTACACAAGTTCCCAATACAAAAAGTTGGAACAATAGAAATATAATAATTAAAAATATATTATCAAATATTGACCAATACATTGGGTTTAAATTACCTTCAAACCATGATATTACCGCATACCATAGTAATTGTTTGGAGAAATATTCTTTAACGTTTAATTCGTGTTTATTTTCTTTCATATTGTAAAAATAAATTAATGGGGGTTAAAATAAACCCCCATTATTATTAAATCATTTTCAAAATGATTTCGGACTTCCCGTCCCATTTAATGATTCTTGATTTTGGAACCCAAAACTCCATCTCACCAATTTCCTCAACTTTTGCAAGGTATTCGTTACGGAAACGTTCAGCTTGGCTAGCATCGGTGATGTATTCTACACCCATGTGTTTTGCACATGTCTTACCCATTTTAGTCAACATAGAGAACTCGTCAGTAAGTGTCTTAGCACAACATACACAAACGTCTCCTCTTTTTACAGTCATTTTCCCTGCGAACTTAACCGCCTTTGGTGATACTGCCAAAACTTTAGTGATGTCCAAAAGGATTGGGTTGAATTGTAGTCCGTAAGTCTCTTTCATTTTTTGACCTACAGAACGACCTACTTTGATAGTTTCCCCTTTAGTTGGTAGGTTCAACTTAACGGTATTTGCTTTATTCTCGTCAGTTCTGATTGTCTTGATTGCCGCGGCAACTTGTTTGTCAGAAAGTTTTCCGTATTTCTCAAGTTTAGATTTCAACTCATTAACGAATGAGTTAGTACCTTCGTACTCAGCGATAACTTTTAGGTCACCTGTTAATTCTACTTTTTTAGCCTCAGTTGGGTTTGCGAAGATTTTCTCAACTGCAGATTTTTGATTTACGGTTAGGTTACCGTATTTAGTTAATGCGTCTTTCATTTTAAGGATGAAAGAATTGTTTCCTTGATAATTTTTTACTTGTGTTGCGATGTCTGTTGTCATGGTGTCTCTGTATTTGTTTTACAAAGATACACATTTTTGATTAATCCACAAACAAATTAATTACTTTTTGGGTGATAAAATTTAAAAGATGTATTATCAGATTTCAAAAAGTCATTATAGTCAGATATAATCCTTTGTTCAATACCATTTTCTATGTCTTCTGAGAAAGGACTTGGTACCACATAACCTTCAGGATTAACTATCATTCTATTGGTTCCTTCAACTGTACCTGCTTTATCAATTCTAATTGTGAAATTTATTTTACCACCACCTTCTCTAACATCTTTAATGGTGAACTTTACTTTTTTCTTATCATTACCCCATCCAATAGTTATCATTCTTTGTGGATGGACCATATTCATTTCATTACCAAGTCTATCCATAAATAAAGTTAACCTCTTTGTTTTAATATCATCCATTGACTTACCATCACGAATAGATTTTATTTCATCAGGTGTTACAGTAATAATTTGTTGTTTAATGTTTTGGTCATAACCATATCTTCTAATTGGGTTTGCGCCCGCCATTTGTTTAGAAGTACTTGATGAGTATGAGTTACTAACTTTATACCATTGATTATTAATAAACAAATATACAGGGTACCATCCATATGATTCGATTACGTAATACCATTGATTTTTGTCATTAACATCCCAAAACCCTTCAATATTAGAACCTTTAAATGGTATTTTACCAACACTATATTCATATGCTGAGTTATTAGGTGTTCTTCTTTGTTTGAACTCTCTATAATGTTTAAATGTACTTTTATCTAAGTTTTCATAGTCCCCTTCAGGTCTATAATTTGCGGTATAAATTTCGTAATAAAATCTAGCATCACTTTCAGGTCTACCTATCATAGGCATCATTGTTTTAAACAATTTTAATAAGTCATTCTTCTTCTTTGCGGAATCACCTTGTTTATTAATATATTTAAATAACCTGATTTCTTTTTCGGATAGAGGATTGTCTCCTTGACCTTCTAATTGTTCTGATATTAATCTGATTAAATTTTTCATCATTAATAAATATCAATGTAAGATAAAATCACCACACTTCATAAAAAACTGAAGTATATTTAGTACCTCTTATTGTGTTTTGTAATTCCCTGAGTTGAGTTTCAATAGTCCTTTGGAAGTCATTTTCGGATAATATTGTCGATTCTTTAAATCCAAACATACCATTCCATATTTGTAAAGAATTATTAACTTTTTGAGCTTCCCTTAGCATTGCATGTTCTGACACAATTACCAACAAATATTCTTGTTCTGATTGATAATCAGTGTACAAATAATAGAATCTATAATTTTCACTATTCTCTGTTTCAGGATAATTCTTATATATTTCATCCATAAATAACCTTAGTCGTTTTGGATGTATTTTTTCATTCATACTAAAGTATACAAAAAAACCCTTAACATTTCTATTAAGGGTTTTACTTTTAACATTAAAAAATTACTTTAAAAATCTTAATTTATATAAAGTAGAATTAATTAACTCACAAACAGTATCAATTTGGTTTTGGATGTAAGAATCTTTACAACAATCTCTTAATTCTTCGACTTTACCACACAAATCTTTTAAGTAGTTAATTGTATTGGTAGTATCTTTATAGTCCTCTAACTTATAGTTTTGATAACCTTTAAGTATACTGTATTTACCTTGGTACGACTCAACTAATCCGTCAACAATATCTCCAATACCATCATAATAACCATTCAATGCCATGTGTTCAGCATATGATTTAGTTTGTAAGTGGAATGTGTGTATTTGTGTTCTTGAGTGTAATAATAAAGAAATCATTTCAGTAAAATCTTTAGAACCTGTCTTTTGTTCTACAATAAGACCTCGTCTTTTAACTTCTTCAAATAATCTATCTTTTAAATTGTCCATATATCTATTTTATTAATAAATATATTGTTCTATACTAAACTAACAGTTAAATCTCCGTCTATTGAAAATAATGATAGGTGTCTTTTTAATTCTTTTTTTAGGTGGAATCCTACCATGCTATGAAGATAATTTTTTAAATCTTCCTTATTTACAATATGAACTGTTATTACATTAACGGGTTCATTCGACATAACATCGATACCAGTCTGAAGATTAATAACTTTAACTTCAAGGTTTGTATCGTTTATTTTAATATTAAGTGGTTTGTTCTGATAGAACTTTAAAAACTCGTTCATTTTCTTGATAATACTTTCTCATGAATTTACCTAATTCATAATCGTTTGGGTACTTCTTGATTAATTGTACAATAACTTTCTTGATTTCTTCTTTCTCGGTTAATTCTTTCTCTTTCATTTTTTAAAATTTTTGGTTAATAAATCTTTTTGGTGAATAATTATTTTACTCTTTAAATTAGGTTCCATTGGTAATTTTTCTTTTAACCTATCTAATAAATTATCAACATCTAAATAACTGATGATACCCTCATTTTGTGGTGAATAAACATTATCAACTAAGTATTGGACTATTGTATTATTTTCGGTGGTTAGGAATCCGTGAGCATATCCTCGTGGGACAATCAATTCATCACCAGGTTCTAATTTAAAAATATGTAATTTTAAATATTCAGGTGACTCTTCCCTAATATCCATTACAAAATCAATAATACCACCTGTAATAACTTTAATTAGTTTAGCTTGAGCATATTCCCCAATTTGAAAATGTAACCCTCTTAAAGTATACTTTAATGGGTTATGACTAATGTTACTTTGAATCCATTTTTTATTAAGTATAATTCTAAAACTGTCAGTATAGTCGAGAGAAAGTGGTGCGAATGTACCTCTATTGTCTACGAATACAGGATTGTTGTATTGTTGTGGATATTCCATAAAAAAACCTTTGTTATAAACATACAACAAAGGTTTTAAATAATCAAACTTAAATTCTTATTTACCTATAATAATATCACTATAATCTAATTTACCCATACCGTCAGCTTCTTTATCTCCCACAAATTCATCGTACATAAAATTCTTAACTACGGCGATTATACTTTGTTCCGCCTGAGCAACTTTACTAACCATCCAATCCTCCATTTCTTCATTATCGTCCATGGATTCCCACATTTTATATGCCAATGTTGCAATGGTAAATAATTGTTTTTTGGTCATACTAGTGTCATTATGATTTTCTTTAAGAGATTTAACCAATTTTTCAAGTTGTTTCTCAGATATAACTAATTTTTTCATGCTCTTTTGGCGTTTTTAAGTTCTTTTAATTTTTCGTTATAATCTTCTTTATTTTTAAAAGTTTCTTTTAATGGATTAAAGTTACCACCAGGTTTACGTACTTCCCATGTTTTTCTTGCAGTTAAATAATAAATTAAATCATCACCATCTAATTTATACATACCTGATATCCAATCATAAAAATAATCTTCTAACTTATTTTTTTCCATCGTAGTATCTGGTTTTCCGATTGAAGGTTCGTCTTTTTTTGGTTCTGTTGTATCAGGTTTTAATTTTGGGTTAAGTGTAAATGTTTTAACAGGTTTTTCGTATGATGAAAAAGATGATTTATCGTCTTTTTTACCTTCTTTCTCTAATTTGTAATATTCTTCGATAATTGAATCTAAATTAGTTACTGATGTTTTATATCCATCGTAATATGAGATTGTGTTTCTTAAATTATTTAATATTTTATAAACTACAGGGTCATTAGATTCTAACTCACTAAACTCAACTTCAACATGTTTTAGTTCTTTCATAGCCGCCAGCATTGAGTTTTGGGTTCTTTTAATTTTCTTTAATGAATTTTTTACAATATTCATACTTCTACCCAAATTATAACCTTTTCCTTTAAAAGCCCCTTTAATCCCTGCAAAAATATTACCAAAACTTAATGTTCCAATATCTCTACCTAAATCACCTAAAAAACCTTCATCCAATTCATCTTCAGGACTTTCCTTTAAAGTCTTAACTAAATCTTCTAATTGTTTTTCAGATATTAAAATGTTTTTCATAAAATTTTATAATTGTATTATACTTTTCCTTGAGTCTTGTTCCAATTTGCCATGAAATTTTCTTCATCTGAACCATGTTGTTTTGTTGTGGTCATAGTCGTTGCATTTGTTTGACTAACAAATTTAATTATGTCGTCTTTTGAGTATTTTTTATCGGTCCTCATAAGTTCTAACGCACTTTTAAAATCCATCTTTTTTAAAGCTTCTAAGTCTTGAGATGAAGTGGTACCACTACTTGATGTTTGGTCTGTTTTACCAACTGGTGGTGGTAATGAACCTCCACTTGTTGTTGATGATGATGTAGAACTTCCTTTAGTTGTACAATAACTTTCAATAAATTTAATATCGGATTCTAATGTTGGTATTACTTTATTTGGGTCCTTTAATAAGGCCTTCATACTTAAGTCACTTTTAGCATCACTTAATTTAGACTGTAAATCGGCTTTTAATTTATTACCTTCACAAGCATTTGTAACGTCCGCACTTTTTAAAGCATTGATGTGTTTGTCAAATTTGGTTGAGAAGGTGGGATTATCTTTTTTTAAAGTTTCTAAATTACTTATCATAGTTTGTTTTTTAGAATCCATTTCTCCGCTAGATTCTTTAATAATGTTTCTACCATAAATAAAATTTCTTTCCAATAAAATATTGGCCTTTAACATCGAATTATACTTATTTCCTTTCATACTAAATAAATATCATACAAATAAAAAAAGGGAGAATTTCTTCTCCCTTGGGGCCGAAAATCGGCGAATCCACCACTTTATTTATACGAATAAAGAAACGTTTATTTTATATTTAGGAAAGTACCCGAACCACCTGCAACTGTTGTTGGTAGTTTACCATCCCAAGCCTGTGCCTTTATATACTCAACATATAATGGAGTGATTTCTTTTTGTTTTAATTTCATCGCCAAGGCCAATGCTTGTGCGTCAATTATAACTTTAGCAGAATCACCACGAGCGATTGCAATTTTTTCTTGTGCTTCTGCCTCAGCAACTAACTTACGTTGCATCGCCGCCTGTGCCTCCTGAACCGCCTTTGTTTTAGATTCGATAGCTTGTTGTAGAGCCTTTGGTGGTGTGATATTTGTTCTCAATTGAGATACTTCAAACCACTTAGATAATCTTTTATTACACTCTGTAACAATTGCTGCTTCAAACTCTTCTCGTTTATTGAATATTGCGTCAACCTCCCATTTATTTGCCACGTCATTTACTGAAGATACAATAGCATTCATCAACCATCCTTGTTCAATTTGTTTTATATCCAATCTCAAATTTTCAAACATATTACCAATTGCCGTAGGTTTAAGTGAATAGTTAAAACTTGGTTTAATTGTTGCCGCAAATCCACCTTTAGTAATTACAGTTTGGTCTTTGTATTCAATGTGTTGTTGATAAGTAGGGAACTCTAACATTTGTTCGGTCCATGTATTATATAGAACCCAACCTGTTTTATATTCATAGTTAGATACCCCTCGTTTATCACCTGTTAAATTAACTTTGATACCTACATGTCCTGCATCAACTCTTTCTAACGCGAAGGGCTGAACTGATGAGGTAATTAAACCGACTAAAAATATTCCAATGGGTTTAAATAACCATGATATTTTAAATGTTCGAATATCCCCATATCTACCTTCTTCAACGGTATACATTTGGTCTCTTGTAGTGAAAGCTACAAATAAGGCAATTGCCAATCCTAATACAAAAATTAAAGTACTAATCATTTTTTTTTATTTTTTTAAAAATTTAAGTGTTTCGTTAATCATATAAATCAAGAGTCCTACAACACCAACGAAACATAACAGTTGTACTCCTCCATTAACTTCTCTACTGACGATATATTCGCCAAAATACGATGTGATGGCAACAAATCCCAACCACATCAAAAACAATTTAAAATACTTCATTTATCAAAACATTTAATTACTTCTTCAGTTTTAACATCATCAGTGAGTCCTGTAAAACCACTGAAAGACGTTTTAAACTTTAACACCAAAAATATAAATAAAAAAACTGTGATAATCAACATCCATTTAAGAACTATTTTCCAAAATCTATAGATGATATATAATGTCAACCCTATTGCAACTAACCATTCCATATTCAATATTATTTAGTTACTAACGCTTCTATTTTACTTTTAGCATGGTCCGCCAAAGTGAATGAATCTACTGATGTCAATACGATTGAGTCGGCAAGATACTTGTATGGTACGTGTACCAAGAAATCAACCCCGTTAAAAAAAGTTAGGTCATTTTTAAGTTCGAGACATCCATGTACCATTTTAAGGAATATTTTAAACTGAGTTCCGTCAACAAAAGTCTCGTTAACTAATTTACCGAATTTTTCATTCTCAATTCTGATGTTATAAGTCGATGTGTTCATATCAATTTTATTTTAAAAAACAAATATACAATTTTTATTTCATATTACCTAATGCTTCGATGATTGAATCGGCACTATTATTACCCATGTAAGTTCTTTCAACATTAAAAAGAACCTCACCATTAACTTCGTAATATGAAAGTACTATGGCACTTCCGTTACTATGTGTAACAACAATTTGATTGTGATTACTCGCGATTTTATTATTGGTTCTACCCCCAAATTCAACATCGGTATTCGTACCCCAATATTTGTTAAACGCTAATTTAAATGCTCTTGATTTAAGTTCCTCTTGTTTTTGTTTGTGGTTGAAGGAGTCCCAAAGACGTTTAACATAGTCTTCAACTTTTTGTACTACAGGTCGCCCTGTTTTGTAATATTTTTTATCATCATCATAACCACAAACAACTTTAAGTTTATAACCATGACTAACTGTTCTCCAAGACCCTCTTGGATTTGTTTTATGTTCTTCGACAATTACTCTAACTCTACCAGCATCACCTTCAGGGAATTTTCCTGTGTACACGATTTCCATATCGTTATAATCAGTAGAAATCTCACCAACCAACACTCTTTGAGAGGTATAGCTATGAGTACCATCAACCCCAACAATATAAGGTTGTACTTGCCAAGTTTGTTTTCTTGGAGTCTTTTTTAATTGAAAATCAGGTGAATGTTTAATAACCTCTTTGAATAGTTTTTCCCATTCGGATTGTACTTTATCTCTATCTTGTTTAAAAGTATCTGCACTTCTTTGTACGTTAGCGATAGTCTCTCTAATATGTTTCTGTTGATATTCTTTTTGTGTCATGGCGTAAGGGTATTTGTATCTGTTTGTAGAATACAAAGATAGTAAAATAAAACGATATTACAAAAAAAAAACTTTACTTTTCAGATTTTTTTACGAGCTCCTCTCTCTTCCTTTCTACCCTATCGTCAAGGGGCCATATAACTTCATACTGGTAACTATTCCAATATTTGTCAGGAGTCTCCCTCATTAATTGATGTCTAAAATTACTAATTAATTTACGAGCGGTTAATGTTTGTCTCCATGTTTCACAAGAGTCAATTACTTTCTCTATCCATTTGGCAACATCTCCATAATGGGTACTTCTGTTTTCCATACTAATATTCTTTTTTTAATTCTCTACTAATGTCTCGTTCCTTAATTGTATTACGTTTGTCCCAAAGTTTTTTACCTTTGGCTAATACAATTTCAAGTTTTAATAAACCTTTATCATTTTCATAAAGAATATGAGGTATAATGGTATATCCCTTAATTAATTCAGATTCAAGTTTTTTTAGTTCTTTTTTCTTTAATAGAAGTTTTCTATCTCTACCAATGTTATCGTTTCCAATTCCTTGGATTAAAGCATTCTTCATGAATAATTCTCCGTTGTTAAAGTAACAAAATGAGTCAGTCATTGAGATTTTACCCTCTCTAATTCTTTTAACCTCAACACCTGTTAATTTAATTCCAACAGAAAACTTTTCCTCAATAAAATACTCAAATTTAACTTTTCTATTTTCAATACGAACTTTATTCTTCATATCGACAAATATAGTAAATAAAAAGAAAAAACCCTAACAAATGGCTAAATTTATTAGGGTTAATCATTACCAACATAAAGAAAGGGGTTGTTGGGGCTATGTAGGATATAAATATTATGTATTATAAAAAAAGTTATGTTATTTTAAAATTTTTTTAATAATACCATATAATTGAGTTTCTTCACTTATTGGTAAATTATTTAAAGTGTAATATCTACAACCTAAATGTTCGTCTCCGTCTTGAGCATTATTTAAATCAGGTTTAATTTTTTCATTAGGTTCGTATAGAAAAACATGGAACAATCCATCTGAATCATTTTTACCTTTTGTTTTTCCATTCATAAAACCAACTAATTTTATTTTACCATCAATATCGATATTTGTTTCTTCAAAAAATTCTCTTTTAGCACCGTCTACTGCATTTTCATCATTTTCTAAATGACCACAAGGTATTGACCAAGCTCCTGGCATATCCCCTTTGTAATTTCTTTGACACATCAAAACCTCATCACCAACTTTTACAAGAATACCAGCAAATCTTTTACTTTGTTTCATTAGGGAAATGTATATATTTATAAGTATGATAATAAGATTAAAAGATAAAAAGTTTAGAGTTAAAACGGTCTTTTCACAGAAAGACACTCAAAAAGGAATGATGGGAAGAGATTTTAATTCATCCTTTAATGGTATGTTATTCCTAATGAAAGATGGTGACCATTGTTTTTGGATGAAAAACTGTATAATTAATTTAGATATTATCTTTATAAGTGGTGATGAAATTACGTCAATACATCATAATTGTAAACCGTGTACTACTGAAGATTGTGAGAACTTTTGTGGTGATGGTGATATGATATTAGAAGTTCGTGGTGGTACTTGTAAAAAGCTTGGGATTAAAGTTGGTGACGTTATTAACTTTTAATCTTACTCTGTAAAACTTTAACAAATTCATTTTGTATCATTTTAGTAAACTTCACATATGGTGAATCATCTTTGTCTTTGTTGTACTTATACGGTCCTTTAGGTGGTCTAGTGTTTCTTCCCATATAACTTAACCCTGAAATATTAGTTATACATTTATGTCCACCACTATTGGCTTGTATTACATCCCAAGCGGTAACACTAATACTATCTAAAACATCCATCTCCTCATCATCTAATGATTTAAATGGTCTACTCATTAATTCACCAATATCTTTTAAAGTTTCTTTACCCCCTTTAACTTCCTTGAAGTCGTTGCCATAAATCGCCACAAAATCTCTGAATGTAAACCCTACCGAATGTTCTCCGAACTCTTTTGAGGATTCAGAAATCCACTTTATTGTCGATAATGGTATGTCTCTATTTTTAAGTTGTCCCTCCCATTTAGATAAAACTTCTTGTGCAATCTCACCTAAATTAACCCCTTTTAATTCTCTATCTTGTTTATATGGATTACAAGACGCTTGTACTAACCCTAAAGGCCAAGCAATTACTAAGAAATCTGCTTCAGGGTTATTTTTAAATGGGGTGTATCTATCGTAGGACCCAGGTTGCATCATACTTCCCCCTCCATATTGGACTATTACATTATCCATAACTTTCACATCAGGATGTGATTTCATTTGTTGTACGTAGTCCAACTTATTTTTTTCAAGTTTTTCAACAGGTGTATAACCTTTTTCAACCATGATTCGTTTAATGTTTTGTATCAAATTCATTAACGAAGGTGTGGTTTTCATAACCAACTCTTCTAAAAATCCTGGTTTGTTTTTAAATGCCAATAGTAGTTTATTTGCAACTAACCCTAATAGCATTTTATTTCTTTGTAATGATTGTTCTTTATCTAATCTAAACAAATAATTCATTACGTCATCAACAGATATTTTATTCGCCGCAAAATTAGCCGAATCTACTGTTGATATTAACAATAAGTCTTCACTTGAAAAAATGTCTTTAGGTGACACTATCTGAGATATTGTCTCAACGTTAGACCTAGATTGTCTGAAAGATTTAGATTTTGTATCCTCAGCACCTGCTTGTCTATCATGGTGGTCAGTATGAATAACAAACATAGGTTTACCATGTGCAAAATCAACTAACACTGGCATCACATCTCCTTGAGCATCATTCTTTTTAACTGAGAATTCTTTATCCCCATATTGTATAACATGAGCGTCTACAACTTTAATCCCATTATTCTCTAAATAATGTTTCATAGCAATTGCCGTAGTAACACCATCTAAATCTTGATGAAAATATATTTCTGCTTTAGGGTATCTTTTAGATAAATCTCGAATATCTCTTAACCCACTTTCTTTAAGTATTCTTTTCATTAAATAAATAATTTTGTTAATATACTAACAGGGTCAATCCCAACACTACTTGCAACTTTACTAGCAACTGATGGTGTCTCTGTTGAAGTTACTGGTGGTGGTAATGTAACTCCTCCCATATCTTGATTCCATAATTTTTGAGCCTCAGGTAATTGGGCATATTCTGAATATAATTTATTTGCTTCATCGGCCCCTCCTACCGCAGTCTCAAGTTCTTCAGGACCGACTAAATTAGCAATACCCAACCAATCTAAAAACCCTGCATAAAATTTAGTTCTTCTCATTAAAGACCTAGTTGCAGGATTTCCACCAAAAATTCTTGGTACACCTGCCTGAAATTTAGACGCTAAACTAGCATCTGATTTCATAAATGAAAGCCAACTATTTTTACCTGTACCATAGTCTCGGAATATTCTAACAGGATTTTGTTTTGCCAAAACACCTAACTGAGCTTTTTCAGCCGCGGCTAATGATTTGGCACCTGTGACTCCTTTACCTATCTTACTAACATCTTTAAAACCTTTACCAAGTTTTGCAGCATCTTTACCAAACTCAATAGCACTTTTAACTTTTTTACTATTTTTCATTAGTTTACCCGCATCATCAAATACTTTAACATAATCGGTTACACCTTTCATCATAGTACTAGATGCTTTACCACTTTTACCAAGTTTACCTAATAATGTACTTCCCCATTTTGGTGTGGATGATACTAATTTAGCAACTGGTCCTCCAGCGGCTTTCGCAGTTTCCGCAATTTTGGCAGCATCACCTACCGCCGATGCAGTTCTAAATGCCTTTATCGCATTACCACCAAGTTTCATTGAGCCTACAACAGGTTTTGCAATTAAATCACCTAACACAGGTAAAACTGATATCCAAGAAAGTATTGCGAAAAGTTTATCTCCTTGTCTCCAATAACTAATACCGTTTACAAGGTCAACAATACCTGTAGGGTCAAATATACCTACGATATCACCAACAGTATTATACCATCTTGATTCTTTTAATAAATAAGATTTTTCAGGGTATATTGATTTTAAACTTTCAATAACAAAAGTCCTATCAGCACCTGATAGTTTTTCCCATTTTTTATTCAAATATCTTAGTTGTTCTTCCTCGTATATTTGGGTTAACTTATTTTTAAGTTCTGATTCATTAATAAAACTATTCTTCATTATAAGATGTTTTACTATAAATACCAAGATAAATAAAAAATCCCACTTACAATTGTGGGATTTCTTTAATTTGTTCTAACGTTCTAAAGTAATTAACTCTTGTTTCCGCAACTTGGCAATAATTAGGTGATAATTCAATCCCAATCCATCTTCTATCTAAAATCTCTGCAGCTACTAAACTTGTTCCCGAACCAGCAAATGGGTCCAACACAATATCATTTTTGTATGATAATATTTTAATCGCTTTAGTTGGGATGTCCATTGAAAATGTTGCCTTAGTTAGTGATTTAGTATCTGCGAAGTATTTCCATTGACCATAAACTAAACTGATGAAATCTTTTTTATCTTCTTCAGCATAAACTGTTTTCATTTTTGTTACACCTTCTTCAACTTCAATTTCTGTAGGTATTCCCTTCCATTGTGGTTCTCCTTTAACTTTTTTAATGTGGTGTTTTTTATATGCGAGTATGACACATTCTTTTGGGTTATAAATGTATGGTGATGATGGACTCATCCATGAACCCCAAGCCGTTGTTTTACTTCTATGAGGACTATCTTCCTCCAAATCAACAACACCAAAAAACCCATATCCAATTTCTTTCATTATCTGCCACATTTCGGACACAAAAAATATCCTACCTCCTTTTTTCTGCCTATTAATTTCATATGGGATGTTCAGAGCAATTCTCCCATCATCTTTTAAAACTCTATAAGTTTCAGTTAACCACTCTTTAGCAAATACTTTATACTCTTCAAATTCAACATCATCTTCATGTACATCATAGTTAATACCGACACCATATGGTGGGCTAGTAACGACTAAATCAATACTCCCTTCAGGTAATGTTTTCATTACCTCAATACAATTTCCATTAATTATTTTGTTCGTCTCCATTATTTCTTTCTATTAATTGATGACATAGTACCACCTCTTTAGTTTCTTCATCAACATAACCAGCAATTATTGGTTTGTCAACTCGATAATGATAAACTTCATCAATTTTTGTTTCTTCACCATTTACACAAGGATATTCTCCAAACTCTTCAGGTAAAGAATTCAACCATTCTTTAAGTTCATTTAATTTCATTTTTTCTCTAATTTTTCGATATGATGTTGTAAATACCAAAGTGCTTTTTTGAGGTCTTGTAGTTCTTTATCAGTATCTTTTTTTCCTGCTCTTGAAATATACTTAACAGTATTACCTAAACTAAATCCTAAACCCCAAGCGTCAATTACTTTAATAGCTTCATACGGATTATCTTCACCTCCGTAATGTTGTGGATGATTAACTTGTTCCATTTTAATCTTCTTTATATTCGTTTAATAATTCTTCACTTGATAACATCCCATTATACTTTTTAGCAATTTCGTCAAAGTTTTTCATATCAACATTAGTATACATTTTATGAGTGGTTTCTACCAATTCATTTGCCATATTAATAGTATCAGAAATAACTTTGATAATTTCGTATGGGTTTGCATTTGAAGCAGGTCTTCTGTCTTCAATATAACCTTTCCATTCTTTAGCAGTGGACATAGGTACTCGGATAGATGAACCTCTATCACTAACACCCCAACTGAATTTATCAATTGCTTGTGTTTCAAATCTACCTGTTAGTCTAAGTTCATTGTCAGAACCATAAACTTCAATGTGTTTGTGTCTTCTTGATTCCAATGAATTGAATAATACATTAAAGTAGTTTTCCCCTCCTTCGTTTCTCATCTTCTCGGTTGAGAAGTTCGTGTGTAGTCCTGAACCATTCCACTCTCCGTAAGCCAAAGGTTTAGGATGATATTCAATATAATAACCATATTTTTCAGATAGTTTATCCATTAGATATCTACTCATCCATAGGTCATCACCCGCTTTTAATTTCCCTTTAGAAAATACTTGATACTCCCATTGCCCTAAAGCGACCTCAGCATTCATACCTGTAATACCAATACCCATATTTAAACATAGGTCCATATGTTCTTCAACAATATCTCTACCGATTACATTAGCACCTACACCACAATAATATTTACCTTGACCTTCAATTGACCCACTACTATGACCTAACACAGGTTTATTTTTACCTTCTCTAATAAAGTATTCTTGTTCAAAACCAAACCACATACCACTATCTTCTTCTCCTAATTTAACCCTTTGGTTTGTTTCATGAGGAGTACCATCAGGATTCATAACTTCACATAAAACATATACTTTACCATTCTGCCCAATTTCACGATATAATCTAACAGGTTTTAATATACAATCAGAATTATTACCTTCAGCTTGTAATGTAGATGAACCATCAAAATTCCATTCAGGTACTTGTGACAAATCCGAAATTCCTCCGTCAATAACTTTAATTTTACTTCTTAAATTTGGTTCGGGTGTGTAACCATCTAACCAAATATATTCTAATTTTGTTTTCATATGTTATTTTTCTAAGTTTATTTTATTATTTAATATATTTTGATTTTTAAGTATTTCATCAGGTGTTACTTTAACCATAATTGCCATACCGCTTTTAGATTTAACAGTACTTAAATTTGTAAAAGTATCTACCTTAGATGGGAATCTTAATATAGAAGTATATGACCCTAAATTTAGATTGGTAAAATTACTTGAGGGGTATGTTTTAATGTAATCAACACTGAATGATGGAATATTTCTTATTAATACTTTGTTATT